AAATAGTATGTATAAGTATATATAACTAAAATGAAAAGATTGTAAAAACTGTTTGTGTTTAAGTAAATAAAAAGAGGTACTACCTAAACAGATAATACCTCTATTGTGTTACTTAATCTCGTTATACTTCAACATTAGTGACATCATTAGTGACCTCCTAATTCTTTCTCATAACAATTAACTAAGTGCTTAACTAAATCTAATCTTAATTCTAGTTGTTCACCAATCCAAAAGTTAGATGTTTCATTATAAACACCTTGACCTAATACAGGGTAATCTTTATCACCAGAATAAGACTTCCAAGATTTAAAATGTTGTTTATCTATTTCATGCCCAAACGATAAGTTGTTCCATATATTACCACAAATACTATAGTCTTTATCTAAAATGTAACAACCATCGTCTGTAGTAAAGAATACAACCGTATTATCTTCTAGCATAAGCTCTTGCTCTACGCTTAAAACACCTTTTAAATACTCTAAGATTTCTTGATCATCATTCATCTTAAATACTCCTTTGTACAGCACTATTGCTGTTTGTGTATTCATCTTAGTTGTTTGATTATGTTGTGTCAACAATTATTTAACTTGTTTCAACACCCTTGTTAAAATATTTTAGTACATTTCATTAGATAAATAAAAAGAGGACACTATAAAGCATCCTCTTATGTTGTGTTATGGTATTGTGTTACAGTGCTACGTTATGGTGGTTTATTAAAGAACTTACTTAGTACCAAGATAAACCAATTCATTAAGTATTCAAATAATACTGCCATACTTACCTCCTCATAATATGCGTAGATGTATATGCTCTTGTTAACTTACCCTTGTGTGTTTTGAACACACTGTCACTCAACACTAACAGTATAGATTTGATCAATCTTATCTAATGTGTTTAATATATCAGATTTGATCTCATCAACTTGTGTTTTATGTGCATCTAAATCTACTACAAACACTTCAGCTTTTAAATTCAAGTTGTGTAGTGCTTTTGTTAAATTATCTAACTTCTCATGTAGTTTTAATAACTCATGTGTTTCGGTTGGTGTAAACATATCTACCTCCTTAATCTAAATTTATAGATTGGACAAACCTTTATCATACAGCAGAGCTATAATTTCCTTACTGTAATAGTCGTTACCAATCTTAACTAACAAACCATCTTTAACACCTTGTTCGTTTTTAGCTAATTGTATAGCCTTAATCTCTGCCTGTTCTTTATCGTACTCTTCTTGTGTAAGTGTTCTATACTCACACAGGTTATCAATTAAACTTAAATCCTTACCACTTACCCTATTGTATGATAAACCCCCATCTGTAGAGGTTTGGTTAGGACATGGGCACATAACAAAATCATGCCTATGTTTAGATTCTAAGATTGTGTTGCACACTAAGCATTTAACTGAGTTCTTAGTTAATACTTTGATTAGTTTGTTGTCCATCTTCCTCTCCCATTACATGCATCAACAAATACAGACTCTCCTTCATCTCCTCTATAGCAAATAAAGTCTTTACAGGGTTAAGAGCGTGATATTGCCAATCTAGCATCTCTAAATGAGTCATATAACATAATTGCTCTACCGACACATAATAACCTACGTGCAATTGCTTACCGCTACAATTATCGTATAGGTGCAAGCAGAAAGGGTAATGTTGGTCTTTGTTGTAGAACACCTGAGCTGTATAATCTAATAGTTTAAATGTTTTCATACTACTTCTCCTAGTGGTTTATGCACGTTGCATAGTTATTTCGATATAGAGAGAATACTTCACATAGCATTCTCTTGTCAACCAAATAACATAATATTTAGATCAATAAAAAGAGAGCAACCTAAGTCACTCTCTTATGTTTGTTATTTACTATATTTAGTAGCGAGTATTTCTTTTAACTCGGTTAGTCCGCCTATATACTCTTCCATCTCAACACCATCATATTTAACCTTGACTGCGATTATTGGGAAAGAACGAGCTTTGGGACATACGTGCTTTAATTGTTCTCTTGTATAATCAATATTAAGTGTTTTTACAGCATACTCAACACCCTTCATTTGGCACAACAACTTAGCTGAATCACATTGTTGGCAATTGTCTTTAGAATAAATAACTAGCACTTTACACCTCAAAATCTAAATCTAAATCGTCTGATAAATCATCTACAACACTACCTTGACGATAACTGGTATGTTGAATCTCTTGTGACGCAAATTGTAGTAGTGAACGGTCAATATACTTGTCCATGAACTTACAAGGATGTTCTGTCACTACTTCTAGTTCGTTCTTAATTCCAACCAAATTACAAACAAAGTTATGGAAGTATAAATTTAATTGGTTTAAGTTTTCTTCCGTTAAATTAGGTAAGCTACGTCCTTCTGATAAAAGGTATCTGTTCCAACTTTGCTCTCCTTTAGTGATTGAATGAATAATCTCAGAACATTCATCTAGCACTTCTTCATAAATATCAGACCATCCATCTACATAACGAGTTGCTTTGATTAACTCATAACTCATACGTCCATGATACAACTCATCTCGTGCAATTGTAGATACTGTCTCAGAGATACCTTGAAAGTAACCTAATTCAGCGATAGCAAATGTAACACCAAAGGATGACATAAAGCTAATACATTCCATTGCCATAATGGTGATTAAAGCTTTCGCCATAATCTTCTTTTTCTCTCGTAGAGGTAAGTCGTGGTTGAGATTATACAAAGAATTAAATACTTCAATAATCTTCTTACTACGAGATAGAACTCGAATATTCTTATATGTGTCGATTAAAGCTTGATCGGGGTTCATTCGAGTTTGTTTTACAATATGAACGTATGCTTCTCCGTGAATAAACTCAATACAAGACCACTCACCAATCATTCCCTCTGCTTCACTGTTTGTTACGTGAGGTAACAGCATAGCACCAATAGAACGTCCAGCTACACTATCTGTTGTATGTTGCCAAGAGATAGCAAGATTCATAATATCTACAATCTCTTTAGGAGCGTTATCCATATCTTGTTTATCTTGAGATAAACTAATCTCCGTAGGATACCAACGACCTCCTCGTTGCTTCTCCTTTAACATTTCAACTTCTTTATTGACTACATTCACTGTGTCAACTAAACCAAGACTATCACCAAAGAACATAGGGTATGTCTTAGTAATATGTCCTGTGTTCGATTCATTAAATACTGTACGTGTCATTTCCTTTCCTAATTAAAAGCACCCCCATAAAGAGGTGCTGTGTTACATTATAACTTACAAGACTCGCAATCTTCTTCTTGTACCTCAGCAGTTTGAATTAAATCAAAGATACTAACCTCATCATCATCATATGTGTTTACATAATACATACTCTTGTTCCCAAGTTTAAAGTGAGCTACCCATTCTTTAAGTAATAAAGATAAAGGCTTCTTACCATTCACAAACTTACGAGGATCAAAGTAAGTATCTGCACTAATACCTTGATCACACCAATCTTGTACTGCGCTATAATAACGACTTAACACTACGTTGTCTACATCCCAAGCATAAAGATTCTTACCTTCTTCAAACCCTTTACAGATGAATTGAACAACACCTTTACGTGACTTCTTGTTGATAACAACCTTACGTGGAGGGTAAAGACCGTTAGTAACACCAGAAGCTACAGCACTACTTTCAGTAGGCATGTGAGCAATTAGAACAGAGTTTACACGAGGTTTACCACGAATACTTTCCCAATCCATTTTAGGTGTAAACTTACCAAGTTTAGTATCAACAGGTAGCCAATTTAAATTGACACCTTTAACCTCAACACCTGTTTCTTCTGAAAGCTTTTGACTTGCTTTATACAGATAAAAACAATGCTTTTCAGCTAAGTCGGATACGAACTCTAAACTAGATTCACTACCATCATAATCATAATCTTGTTTGTAAAGGTACTCAGCTAAGCCTGTAATACCTACACCTAAAGACATACGTTCTAACATTGTACGTTCGTGGTTCTTAGTCATCTTTGGGCACTTAACAATAAGTTTGTTAATAGTTTTAACTAAAGTATAAGCAACTCGTTTGTACTCTACATCATCTTTAATATTCACAGGAACAATCGCCCCAAGTGAACAGAAAGCTGTTTCTGATTCACACCCATTATCTAAGTATAAATCTTCCATACTTTCATACGGTTTTGTTGGTAAACAAATCTCTTGACCTTTCTGTTATGTGGTTCGTTACACCACCTCATCTTTCAATGAGTGTCGGACTATATCACAACCTTCAACATTACTCGTTAAGGTTCTATGCGCTTCGAGGTTACTTAACCCCTACTCCTTTACAGGATAGTCTCTACACCTTCTCTTTCGAGCTTGGTTCGGTATTAGCATATTGTTACCACAACAACTTAGCTTTCACCGAGTTCACATAGTTATTCGATAAATATTTCTATTTAAAGCTGCATCAGTTTACAGATTAGAGAGTTTGATTACATCTAAAAACGGTGTATGCGTATTAGCACGACTTACGTTAAAGAAGTACATGCGTCCTGTTTCTTGTCGAATCATAAGAATGTGTTTAATCAAATCCAAAGCTTGTACTTTCGTATGCTTAACACCATCAGCAACTAACTGACTAACAGTTTTGGTGTATGTCTCTGCATCAGACACATAGAAAGCTTTGTACAAATGTTTAGCATCATTATAATCAAACAAATACCAATCTTTACGATTAATAACAGCATCTAAGAAAGCATCATTGAAAATGAAGCTATAATCTAAGCGGTCTAAGCGTTGCTCGATGTCAATTCGCTGTGACTTCCATAAAGCGATATTGTAAACTTCAGGGTCAATACAAGTAAAACCTACTGTAGCACTACCACCACGAGTCTCTTGCGTGAATTGCTTTACTCCTGAATCGGTATGTTTGTAGATAGGATGTTTACCTAAGTGCTTAATCCGACCACCTTTAACATCACTACCTTTAGAACGTGTTGTAAATTCAACACCAATCCCTGCTTTCTTAGCCGTCATACGAACAGCTAAATGCTGTGCAACTTCAATACTCTCTACACTGTCTCCTGCACTAATAACACAACAAGAAACACCATTAAAGTCTCCGTTACGGATACCGTTCAAAACAGGTGTAGGTAGATTAGTACGAGAATAGATAATATCACGAGCTAAGTCATAAGCATCTTGAGTATCTCCGTGTAACCCTAAACCAATACCTATAGCTGCGATTACTGGAGTTTCAACTGTTACATCGTTCATCTTTAAAAGGTACTTATCTACCCATTGACTTACTTGCCAAGATTCTAAATCAACTTGTTTTAACTCCTCAAACAATCCTTCTTGTTTCTCTGAATATTCAGGGATGGTGTCTTTACACCAAACACCTTTCTCAATAAGAACATCTCGAATCTCTTTAAATGATGCTTTAGTTACTTTGATATGTAATTGACGTTCAATATTCTTTCGTAATTGAGCTGTCTCTAAACGAGACGCTACACGACTATAAACTAAATCCTGCTTACTGTAGCAAACATCAATCATTGCTTGGTGAATATCTTTACTGTGGCACAACTCAGGGAGTTTAGTGAAAGTCTCAATAGCTAACTCACTCCAATCTCCTCCAACCTTAGCAGCGTACTTCGCCCACTTAGACAGCTTATCTAAATCAAACTTCTCAATACTTCCGTCTGCTTTGATTACTTCTTTAATCACTTATCTTTCCTCTAAACATTAAACATCAATACGTTGTACTTTAACTTGACCATGATCGTCCCAATCATTGTACGTATCACCAATTAAAATCTTATCAATTTCTTCTTTGTTAAAAGAAAATCTTTCTAATTCATCTTCTATTTCGTGATAAGAGTTGTGTACACTGACACTAATTTCACACTCGTAACACATTATCAACAAGTATTTACTACTCATAGTAATCTACTAAACTAACTCTATCCCATTACAAACGTCAAATGAACGATGATTTGTAATACTATCCATTTCACGCATCATACTAACATCATCTGTTAAACACCGTACTTGATGACTAGCAAATCTTGTCTTAATCCATAATTCATCTTGTCTTTCCCAACAATTAATACGAATACTGTCATCAATGCAACCGAACCTATTCTTGGTTACAACACCCTCAACTATATCAGGTTTGCTAGGTAACTCACAACCAAGATTCCAAAACAAATCACGTAAAGCTTTCGTAACTTTAGGACATTCTGAAAAGAAATGATCTTTTCGTAAGTTTGGTGTAATTCGTTGTAACTCATTCAATGTATATGTTACGCTTACTTTCATCCATGTTCTCCTAATAGTTTCAATACTTTCTCTTTCAATTCTGTACTTCCTTGTTCACCGTACTCTTCATAAGATGCTAAAAGAGCGTAATGAATTACTTTAGCTAAATCTTCAATACCATTCTTACTCTTATAACGAGAGATATACTTTACAACATTACCTTCACAAAAAGAGAGGTTATTCTTCATCGTATATTCTAAAGGTTGGATACCACGATTCTTGTAATGACCACCACCTTCTTGAGCAACTAAAGGGTTGTATGCTTGTGTTTCTAACACTTCGTTTTTAACTATGGTAAGATCGTCAGCGTGGTATGAGTAAACATCCTTGTCAATCTCAACCTCCTCTCCTGTTACGTTAACATAAGTGACAAAAGTTTTTGTACCTACAGGAGACAGTACCCACTCTCCACCGAAGTGCTTTATTGTTTTATCTAACTTTACAATCTTAACTTCATCACCAACTTTAAACTTATTTACTTTTAAAGCTTTCATTCAACCTCTCCTCGAAATATTTAACAGAAAGTTGTTACTCGTAATACCAAAATAACAGCTTAGAAGAATATTATACAACTTCTAACTACGAATAACAACTCTTTGTGTCTATTGATTTACTCTTTGCTTAATGTTTAGACAACACGTACTAATGAATTACCGTTACCTTCTTTACGGTTAGAGCGTAACACAGCCTTACATGAGTTGCAACGATATAACGAGTATTTACGCTGTGCTGTGTATGTGTATTTACCTTCGATACTTGAAATATCATCACTACCACAATTGGTACACAAGGCATCATGGTTGGTATTGTATAAAGCTAGGTTAGTACCTGAGTTACCCCATCCTTGAAGTTTCTTATATACTTCTCGTAAGGTAACAATATCACCTTTGTTGTAGTCTAACATCTCCTGTAAAGCTTCTTCATCACCCATAGTAGCTTTCTTCCATAAGTCGTTACCACTGTTTTCTAACTTCTGTGTAACACCTAGAAACTCAGCAACATATTTCAAAGATTTAAAAGGTAGTCGGAATTTATCTTTTACTATCAATAGGGGGTCAATAACCTTAACAGGAGATGTTGGAGGTAATCCATACATTAAGAATCTTGCCTGAATTTCTTTAACATCAAAACCTCTCCCGTTGTATGCAACAATAACGTCACTATTGTTGAACAAAGCCCATAACTCAAGAACAAGAAGTTCATCAACTGTTGTGTGTACCTTACCTTCCACCAAACACTTTACGAAATCATCTTTCAACTCTTTAGCAGGTATAATACTTCCCTTAATATCTTCATCATCATTAAAAGCATAACAGTATGAAAGGATATGAGATTCACGAAACTTCGCTTCTTGTCGTAAATTCTGAGACCAAGCTCCGAAGTGCCCTGAGATATTAAAAGATTTCTCAATATCTAAGTAACAAATCTTAGGTTGGTTGTTTTCAAAAGTGTCATCATCTTTATTTGGTAGTTCTAAATACTGTTCAACAACATCATTAGTTTCATCCTCTAAAACACCTTTAATATATCGTTGAATTGTTGACCTATTCAAACCTAATATCAAACAAGCTGATCGTTGTGAATGACCTTCTTCAATTAGTTTTGAATACTCTTGGTAGTCGGTTTCTGTTATCTTACTCAACCTTCTTCTCCTTTAACAATTTCTAGTTGACTTTCTTTATAGTTCCAACCTTCAGGATCATTTTGAAACGTCACATGATATAGATAATCACCTTGATCTAAATCAATTGCATTTACTTCACCAACATCTCCGATAGTCTTAACAGATGCGTCCAACACAGTCTCAATAAAATGGATAACTTTAACCTTGTCACCAACTTTAAACTTCATTCTCTTTCTCCTTTAATAAACTTAATTTATAGGCAACAATAGCTTTTCTTCAACTTCCCAAACCATGAGAGCCTCGTATACTCTAGGGTCGATTTGGTCTCGGTATCTTGTAGCCACCTCTTTAACATACCTCTCCTTAGCGTCTTTGTAAGCTAGGGAAGCTTCACGTATTGTTCTGTAGTGCCCGACATGCGAATGTTTACCGTATTTGTTAATACAAACCCTAAACTTTGAGTTCCTTTTATCGAAAGTCACTCCGATTGGATATTCCCCTCTTTTAGATTCGTTTGTCAACAATAGGCTGTTGATTGCATGAGGAACAAAGACACAAACATCTTCAGAGTAAATCCTATTCCCTTTAACGAGAATATCTTTATCTAGTTCCCACCCAGCTTGATCAAAACCTATCTGATTATTACACCAATCTTTGAAGTAATGGTAATATCTAAAGTTTTCAGACATACTACAATCTTCATAAGATTTGGCGTTTCTTCCTTGTGCCTTACCACAATAACATCGTTCAACAACTCCTGACCACAATACGTATTCCCTTAACTCTTTACCATCTATACGGGTTGGTGCGTCCCCTACAACTCCTACGCCAAACACAGAAGCCCTTAACCTATCTTTAACCGAACCTCTCTGTATTTCTGATAAGGTTGTTTGTGTCACGTAACCTGTATCAACAAACTTCACCACAACATTTTTATTACTAATGTACTCCACAATCTCTAGTTTACCATTAAATTTTGTATCAAATGTTAAACCTTCGTACAAATCTTTATTTATTTGTTTAAAACCGTTCAAGTTATACACTCCTTTCGATGACGTCAAGTATTTCTTGCATAGTGTGTGTTCGCTTTAATACAAACTTTTTAAAGTATAGCTTCCTTTGTGTAGCATTACAACCTTTTTCTTCACCAAAATAAGATAAAACATTCTGTTTCTGTTTTTCATTTAATTTGTTGAATTGAACTTGAAGTTTCTTAATGAATGCGGGATGTAGGTACTTTTGCTCGTGTTCCTTATCAAGGTAATCAGCACAACCTCTGAGGAAGTCTGAAAGTGTACCATCATACCACCAAGACAAGAACCTCATTTCAAGGTTCTCTATCTTACCTAATACAGCATTAGTTTGTCTGTGCAGTACAGCACGTACAAATTGACTGTCGTGACAGTGATCAAGTACAGATTGTTTGTCAGGTATTTCTAAACCAGTTATGGGGTCGAGATTGTTCTGTTCTTGCTTGAGCTTATCTCGTACTCTAGCTACGTCTTTTGTTGTGTATAGATGTTCTACATCGTTTTCAATCATTGATAATTCCTTTCATAAATAAATCCAAATCAAACACCTTACCACGTTCTTTAGTAATATAGATCAACTTACCTGTGAGTGTTAGAGCATCTTTCCAAGCTTCACCATAAGTTAATTTATACACTTCAATAACACGTTTCTTCATCTCAATTTTAGAGTGTTTCACATCTTCTAAAAGTTTTTCTGCTGTCTTCTTACCAACAGACTTAACCTTTAAGTTAAAGGCATCTCTAAGCTCTGTAGAGACAAAATCAATTCCACGTATCGCATCTGTGCTATCACCAACTAGAAGTTGAATACTGAGATTGTAGAAAGCTTGTAAAGGGTCAATGTAGAATACACCAAGATCAAGGTTATTGTAGTTTAGAAATAACCCTTTGTGATTTTCTAAATCCTTATCAATATATGCTCGAACTGATAATGGGTCTAAAGCAGCATCAGCAATTACAAAGTCTTCACTTTCATAACCATGAACAACTTCGATGTTACCTTTATACTTATTCAACATATAGTTAAAGCAGTGTTTGTGTAAAGCTGGTTTAGCTCCACGATTAGACTTGTATTCAGGGTAAACATCGTATCGGAAGTTGCCTTTACCTTGAATATACAATCTGTAATCATTCACCCAATCAAAACCGATGATAGAGTCAACCTTACTTTTCACATTAGATAAAGCAAAACCAATCGTAGGTACGATGAAGTCGTTCACTTCAAAGTTCTTACCTTTTGGGTCATTTAATAAGAAATCATCGAAAGAATTGAAGTTTTCAAACTCTTTCTTTCTACCACTTGCTTTGTGTGTAACCACACAAGGGTCTTTGGAACAAGCTGCTGCACATGCGTAGGCGATTGTGTCACAGTCGATATATAAGTTATATTTCTGTGTTGGGTCAAACTTGGTGAAGTCGTAACGACTAAAATCTCGACTCATATTCACTCCTCATAAACAAAGAAAGGAGAACACCTGTTAGAGTATTCTCCTTGTGTTAAAACTAATTAACTCGAATAATTCACTTAATACTTAATTAAGTATTAACAGCTTCTTCAAGTTTTAAGAAAGAATTAAGTTTAGCTACTGTTTCACCTAATTTCGATGTGGCAGTTAACTTCCCGATCTTATTTAGATCAGCAAACTTAATATCAGGTAACTCTTCCTCTACTACAGTCTTAATGTCTTTAAGTTCTTCGTTTAAAGTATCAATCTCTTGATGAATAGAAATGATACGTTCTAATAGTTGCTTTACTTTAGTTAAATTCATTTGTGTTACCCTTATGCAAAGTTTAAAATGTTAGTTAAAATGTATACGCTCAACGCTGTTGTTGCAGATAACAACACAACACTAAAGAACCAAGCAAAAACAAATACACCTTTCGAGTTAGGTTTGTTTGCATCTTCTTTTAGTTTAGTTAAAGCATCTTCACCTCGTTTAACCAGTTGTTCCATAGAACCTAATGTTAATGTACGATACAGACGTTTAACAGATACTACAAGCACCAATAATGTTGCAATTAAGATTGCTGTATTTAGCACTTAAATCTCCTCAGCTTTCACATCAAGACTATCCCAACCACTAGAATAATCGTATTCAAAGTTATCCTTAGCAATTTCCATTGCCTCATCTTCACTGTCAGCTTCTACTGTATAACCTTTATAGTATTCAGCAGTTACTTGTACATAATATTCAGTCATTTTAAATCTCCTTAATTTACGATAACTTGTTCAGGGTATCGTTTATATTCAAACGTGAAGGTATCTTCCTCATTCTTCCAATTCCACTTACGCTGTTTTCCATTTCCTTCAACTATAACTTGCTTTGCTGTTAGTTTGGTTATCACACCATTATAAAATTCATGTTGTCCTACAACTGGCGTACGAAGAACTAGAACATTTTGACCAACTTCTAACTCAACGCCATTTCGACTGATCATAACTTCTCCTTAATTTATATAGTGAAGAATGTATGCAAATAACATAAAGTACATACATTCTCCTTTGGTTACATTAGAACGGTAATGATTCTGAATCTACATCTTCTTGAGGCTTTGGTGCAACTTTTGTTACAGGTTTCTCAGGAATATCTTGAAAATCAGAAGCTCCTTGTACCTCTAATCCAAACTCGTCAGCAGCATTACCTCCACCTTTCTTGTACTCAATCATTTCAGTAACTAATACATTCTTTAGTCGAGAGAACGTACCGAAGTCATTACTATTCTCTTCAAATGATACCTTACCTTTACTACCGTTAGCAGGTAGAACTGACTGTGTTACATCAATAGCTGTATTCCCATCTTGAAGTAATACTTTAGGTGTGTACTGCTGAGGTAAAGGTGTTCCATCTTTGTAGTTAGCAGGTTTCTTAATTGTGATAACATACTGTTTCTTCTCATCAGGGAATACAGGATCAATCTTGTATGTCTCTTTAAAATCAGAAGTCTTTACAACTTTAGCTGTTTGTTTAGGGAAGCGTTCATTCCATGAATCTGCTGTATCTTCATCTACTACGATGCCAACCTTAAACTCTTTGTCTGTCGATTGATACTTAGTTTGCGGTGTTTGAACAGTAACGAATACCAAAGTACCTTCGATAGTGTTTTGTGTTAATGTAGCCATGTTTAATTTCCTCTTAGTTTATGTTTAATTCATGTTTAGTGAATAGTTAGTGTGTATGATCAAATACAATCAATTGTTCCTGATCATGAGGTGTATTGTATCTTACTTGTTTTCAATACGCAACACCTTTTTCAAAATAATTTAAATATTTTATAGAAAAGATTTTGTTTCATCTAAGTTAATTTCTTTACACCAAATTAACCCTGTTGTCTGAGATGTTTGCTTAAGCTCCCTAGAGCTACCACGAAGTACAGCTAACATATCGTTTAGCACTTTAATATCTTCATAAGCTTTCTCTGCATTAACAATATCTGCATCTACAGCTTCGTAGAGGTTGTTGATTTGTAGAGATAAGCTTTGTTTGATTAGGTGCAGGTGGTTCTTCTCTACTACCAGTTCATATAAAATATTATCGTTCATAGTATTACTCCTTAAACCAACCCTTTTGTAATGAGAAAAACGGTTTCTTAGTTTTATTTGCTTTAGTTTTACGTAACTCACCTAAACTGTCTTTTGAGAAACCCCAACTTAGTAAATAATTACACATACCTTTGTAGTAAAAATATTCAGCTTCAACTTCTCCTGATTTGTCATCATAAAAAGTTACCTTCCTATCAAATTGCATACCATCTTTGATGCCAGAAATATCTTTGATATTAAACAAGGCTTTCATTTTGTTACTCCTTATACAAAACTTAACCAAGTGATTAACAATATCACAAAAATATGTAATGTTTGATCTTGGTTGAAATTAATTCTTTGTTCGCACTTTAGAAAATCAATTATAAAATGTGACAAGAACATAATTCCACTAAGTGCTAAAGATTCTGTAAGTATAATTACTGGTAAGGTGTGCGATGCAGCATGTGCTGTCAGTACCCATTTCCACATTATGTTATTTTCACCATCAACAATCCTAGCTTTAAATTTAGCTACGAAGTCACCTTGTATTGCAAAGTCTAATAAAAAGTGACAACACAGTAAAGTTGATAGCATAATTAGAATTTCATTCATATTACTTCTCCTCAATGAGATTGTTTTAATAGATTCATAAAATCAAAAGCTTCTTCTACTGTACAGAAATGAAAAGATAAAGAAGAATTAAAATCTCTATCTCCCTCTACTCGTACACAATACATATCGTAGTAACAACGATCAACAAAACACTCCCAAGTACGTTTACGACTGTCTGTTACACGTTTAATAATTTCCATTTACTTCTCCTCAATAACTAATTTTTTAGATTCTGTAATGTAATAATCATAATCTACATCCCAACGGAACGCTTCAATGTTATTACACGTTTTAACATTCCATTCTGTATCGATACCGATTCTACGGAACTCTGTACTTCCTTCAAGTGGAGGCATTACTTTAACAAGTTTTCCACCTTCTTTACAAGCATAATAACGACAAATATTTTGTAACTTAGTTTCCTCAAACTCTAACCCTTCATCGTCAATCTGTGTCAATAACACAAGACTAGAAGAACGAGGAACTTTAGTACGTAATAAGAAATCATACTTATTCTTGTGATTACGAATAAACTCTTCTACAGGAATACCATCTAACATCTCTGCTGCTGCTGCCATCTGAATTACTTTAGCAGAGTGATTTTGATGCCAACCTAATTCACCTGATACATAAGCTCCTTTAAGTTTAACCTTACCGTTTGTATAACGAGCAATATAATTATTTACATTTGCAATGTGCATACTTTCGTAATCAGCATATTCAAGTTCTAATTTAACGTGTTTCTGCCAATCATCACAAATTTTATAATATAACTCTTCATGTTGTCTTGGATATGTCACAGTAATACCATCAGTGTTTACTTGAATAACCTGTAACTCTGGAATTCCCAATAGTCTTTCAGCAAGTAAGCACAGTGATAGTTGACCATTAATTGTGATCTTCAATAAGAAACTTGAATCAAAG